CTTGCCTCCGCTTGACTCCACTCTGGGTGAATAGCCCAGGAGCGGCCGGGAAGATTACCTCGATGTCTTCGAAATGACACCAAACGGAACAACTGACCGTTGACGCACCAGAACCCACAACCAAGGGACTATAGACAGTCACGTAAAAGTTTCCAAAGTCGTTAGTTCCATCCAGCAAAGAAAAGTACAAAGTGGGGCTCACGTATGGAACCTCCAAAATGACTTCTGTTTCAGTCGCGAGATCAAGATCAATTCGCGGCTGTTGTGTAATGAGCGTGAGGGAAGACATAGCGCAGTTTATGCGCTCCGCCTGCATGGTTGAACCTTGCGGCAAGTAGCTGACAATCAGTCTACCTTGCTGAAATCTCTGACCATTGACTTGGAGCCTACAAACCATCTTGGCCCGAAAGCCAAAGAAGCCCCTCAATTTCTCCTTGAAAGACGGGGTCATGCAAACAGCTGGTAGATTCAATCCGCACAGCTGTGTGCCGGCCGCCTTCGTTGTTGCCCAAGAGCCCTGCCAGCAGACCATCGGTCTAGCCAGAAAGCTCTTGATGTCATGGACACGATCGTCCATTCCAGAATTTTTGTATTCCTCCCCAATGGAGACATACTTAGGATACACCTTCCTATCAACCGCCTCGTCCTCAAAGAACTTTACGGTCTCAACTACCTCCACTTGTGGCTGTGGGTCGCCTTCATGATTGTTTGTGGGAAGTCGAATTCTGACTTTGGAGGCTGACTCAGACCTCCTGCCACCATCGGTTTCGCTGGTTTTTGGGGGGATTGCCCCCAGGCCAACCTGCGACGTAAGATTAAATAACCCAGCCTTTCGGTCCAGCAGCAATACTCGAGGCTTAAGACCGATGGTATTTGAAACCACCTCGAGCAAGATCACACTGTTCACCAAGTATATTCCCTCTTGCAAACCTTGAACAGTAATGCTTTCCGGCTTGTAACCGGGGGGTAGTAATTCAGGATTTCTCGGGCACCGTCTACTACCAAACGGGCCCACTTGTGAAAATCCTCCTCACAATGAAGAGAAAGTTCATGCAACGCATTATCAACATTGCTTCTTGTGATGCTTTGAGATTCTGCACCACGTTTGGTCCAATACAACATTTCCACGATGGATTCAAGTTGCAACGGCGCCACGTATCTGCCAACTAATGGCTCGTAGCGAAAGGATCTCTTCAGGAAATTGACCTCTGAAAGATCCTTATATGGAACGACAATGTCGCCTTTTGACTCATCCGAGTACTTAAGACCATAACCCGCCATTGTCTTCTCGACGGTGTAATAGTTCATAAACTCAGCAGCAGAGTCAGTAATGGTGAACAGGTTGTCATCACCAACGACAACGAACTTACAATTGTCCTCGAACTCCCTTAACCCAGTAATGCCCTGCGGATGATTCTCAATCCAACAACCAACTAAAGACGTGCCAGACACCAAACTGTTAATGATCACAGTTGGTGAAGCACCACTTGGCAACGAATTGATCCATTGGTAAACTAGATCATCGCACACATGGATAGAATTGGCCATATCCATGAAAAAGACTCTCCGAATGGCCGAATTGACAGGACCATCATTGTAGTACATGTTGAACATCTCGAAACAGATCATGA